ACAAAATGGTGGTGGGTATGTATTAAAACAAGCTATTCTAAGCGCGCTTAAATATACTTTAGATCAGCACATATTGAGTGGCGGTAGTTTTACTGTTATTACCCCAGCATTTACCTATACAAATTGTCTATTAACATCTTTAAGGGATATTTCAAGCCCTTCAGAAAAGCAAGTTCAATACACATTTCAATGGGACTTTACCCAACCTTTAATTACAGCCAGCGCCGCGCAATCGGTTTTAGGAACTTTACTTGAAAATTCAACCCAGCAATTAGCTTCATCTACTAGCTGGACAAATTCTTCTTTAATTTCCCCTACTTATGATCCCGCATTAGGATGGTCAACATAATGCCAACCTCAATACAATTTAGTCCTGCTATTAATGCTAATTTTCAATTTAATTGCACTTTAGATACACAACCACACACCGCGATAATTACTTGGAATAGGTACTCCCCAAGGTATTACATTAATATATATAACACCGCAGGGACTTTGGTTGTTACCAACCCCTTGATAGGCTCACCCGATGATTTTGATATTGATTTGATATATGGCTATTTCATAGCCTCTAAATTAGTCTATAGAGCCAGTAGTAACTCTTTTGTAATAACTCCTTAAATGCGCTATTACACAATTGTTATTACTCCTCCCACGGGGCAAACGGCAACAAGTTTTAAGCCAATTACCTTTACTAGCTTAACTTCGGCTGGTTTTGCTAATGGCTCGGCATTACAAGTAGATTTAGACTTATTTCAAGGTTGGTATCATCAACCAACTCAAAATGGGTACATAAAAATTAGTGGGGTTAATTTTGCTGATTTACAACAAGCATTTAATTTAAACCCTTTTGGCACAAATTATTGCGGTATTAAAGTTTATGTTGGTATGTCTAAAGGACTTCCATACGCTAAACCTAAACAAGCGGGGTTAGTTATTGATGGGTCTATTTTTCAAGCCTTTGGAAATTGGCAAGGAAATCAAACTAGCTTAGATTTAATCGTTTCCGCCGCTAACTATATCCCAAATGAAGATATTAATTTAACTTGTAACTGGCTTAAAGTTCAAAATTTACAAGACGCTATTACCTTAACATTAAATACCGCGTATAAAGGTGTACCCGTCCTTGGCACTATTAGCCCTGAATTAAGATATACCGAAGATCAGGTAGGACAATATGATAATTTATACGCTTTTTCGCAATATGTTAATGAAGTAAGTAAGCAAATTAACCCCGCCAAAGACTATCAAGGTGTCGGTATTGCTTCAACTTCATCGGGCTTTTTACTTTATGACGGAACTACGCCACCAGCGGAAATAGTAAAAATAGACTTCACCGATATTATTGGCAACCTTACTTGGATCAATACTTATACAGTCCAAGCAAAATTGGTGATGAGAGCCGATTTAGATGTAGGAACTTTAGTATCTTTTCCTAGAGGATTACCTGTTATAAATACTGCTGGAAGTTATGCCCAAGTTAGGTATGATATTAGCTTTAACGGACAGTTTTCGGTTAATTCAGTTCGCCATGTAGGTTCAAGTCGTCAACCTGACGGCAACTCTTGGTGTACGATTATTGAATGTGTCATACCGGGTAAAGCATCGTGAGCTACGGACAAAAAAGACCTTTTGCCAGAACGATTAATGAGTTTGTTAATTCAAACATTAAAACGGCTAATAATGGGCTAGGTCAGATTTTGCCTTGCCGCGTAACTGAAGTAAACGGCGCAATCGTAACTGTAAACTTTGAAATTAAAGCTGGGAATCAAACTTTTGCGCCAGTTACTTGTCCAATTGCCGAATCGACTTATGTACGGATACCTGTACAAGTTGGCGATTTTGGGATTTGTATCTCCGCTGATGTTCGATTAGGGGGGATTTCAGGGCTTGGGCAAGGAAAAGCACCACTAGGAAAACCCTCTAATTTAGGCGGGTTGGTGTTTGTTCCTATTGGTAATACTAATTGGGAATCTGTAGACCCTAATGCAGTTAATATTAATGCTCCCAATGGAGCAGTCATTAGAGATGATGGAAATAATTGTGTTATTACTTTAACGCCTACTGGAGTAACAGTTGTTAGAGGAAGTACACGGGTAATTATTAATGATACTGGAATCACAATGTATGGAAACTTACTTGTTCATGGATCAATTACTGGTGATAATGGATTCCATATAACAGGTGGAACTGGGGCTACTATGCAAATTACTGGAGATATTTCTCAAACTGGTAATTACACTAGTACAGGTACGCTTACCAACAATGGAAAAGCTGTCGGAAGTACGCATACTCATGGTGGCGTACAAACTGGTGGTGGAACTACAGGAACACCAACATGAGAACTTATGGCGTAGATCCAAATACCCAACAATGGGTAGAAGTTACCGAAACAGGGTATATTTGGCTTGCAACTTTAGCTCAAACTTTACGCTTAAATCAGGGCGAAAGCCCTATTTACGGGAACTATGGCATCCCCGCGCAACAATCAGTTATGAGTCAAATTGCTCCTGATATTGCGGTTAATCGTACTCAATCTCAATACGCGTCTTATTTTTCGCAATTAACTGTAATTAAAGACCAAATTTCTATTGATCCTACATATTATATAAAAGCAATTTTTATTAATGGCACTACAATTAGCACAACAGTTGCTACTTAGGATACTACATGGCTCAAATAACTACTGCTGGGGCAATACCAGCTTCGCCAACAGATTTGTTAAATGCTGAGATTGCGGCGGCAACTGTATTAGCACCGGGCTTAACAGCTAATTTACCCGGTTCTTTAGTAGAAGATATGGCTTCAACTGCGGCTGGCGCGGTGTATATACAAGATCAAGCTTTTGTAGATTTGGTTAACTCTATTAGCCCTGCAACTGCCAACCCTTCAATTCTTTATCAATTGGGGCAAGTCTATGGTGTCGAACAAGGTCAAGGTTCTAATACTTCCGTTTATGTTGTTTTTACAGGTCTTGCTGGTTTTGTTATTCCTATTGGATTTACTGTATCTGATGGTAGCTACCAATATACAGTTCAGGATGGCGGAATTATTGCTACTTCTGGGCAAACTTCTCCACTTTACTGTTTAGCAACAGTTCAAGGTTCTTGGGCTGTTCCATCTGGAACTGTTACGCAAATTATTACTTCTGTGCCAGCAGGGTTTACCCTTACTGTTACTAATCCTGATGATGGATTGCCCGGTCTTACAGCACAAACAATTGCATCATATCAAGCTCAAGTAATGCAAGCTGGTATGGTAACTGCTCAAGGTGTGCCTACTTTTATCAAAGCTCAATTGCAAAAAGTTTTAGGAGTGCAAGCTAGACTTATTTCTATTCGTCTAATAGCTACAAATCAATGGGAGATTATTTGTGGTGGTGGTGATCCTTATGAAGTAGCTAATGCTATTTTTAATAGCGTTCCTGATATTTCTAATTTGGTAGGCTCTACTCTTGCTGTTACTGCTATTACTACCGCAAATCCGGGGGTTGTTACCACCGACTTAAATCATGGATATGCAACTGGACAAGTAATTACCATAGCTGGTGTTACACCAACTTGGTTTAATGGTAACTACACGATTACAGTTGTAACCGAAAAAACTTTTAGCTTGGGTGTTACTACAGTAGGTCATTCTTATACAAGTGGTGGCGTTGTAACGCCTAATTTACGCAATATAACTGTTTCTATTGATGATTATCCAGATATTTACGATATTACTTTTGTAAACCCCCCTGCTCAAACAGTCGATGTAACAATTACTTGGAATACAATTTCTCCAAATCTGATTTCACCTACTGCTGTAGCTCAATTAACAACTCCAGCTATTGTTGAGTATATTAATAGTATTCCTGTTGGGCAACCGATTAATACTTATGAATTGCAAGATGCCTTTCAAAATGCAGTAGAACCTATTGTTCCAGCTAGTCAAGTATCTAAAATTAACTATGTAGTGGCAATTAATGGAATAGATACTGCTCCAACTTCTGGAACTTTATTAATTTATGGTGATCCTGAAAGCTATTTTTCTACTAATGCTTCATTGGTATCAGTAGTACAAGGCTAATATGCTTACACAAGTGCTTCCAGCTTACCTTTATCAGCAATATACAAAAGATCCGTATAACGAAGATTTACAGGCTTTTTTTACTGCTTACAATACTGAATCACAAACTAGGCTGGATGCCACTAATAACTTAAATTTGCCTATTTATAC